CGCACAAACAATAGATGGCAATGCCACTTATACTATTCAATGCCAGTACGGAATCATGATACAAAGCGATGGTGCAAACTGGAGAATTATTGCTGATTTTGGTCTCGGTCTTAACTGCTTATAATTAAACACAATATGAAACACTTACTAACAATCCTTGCTCTTGCGACTTGCTTAACAAGCAACGCACAAATCTCTGCTGGTACTGCTACTTCTACTAATGACACTTTAGTAGTAGTTCCCTATGCAATCTTAATCCAGCCTATCCTAATCAATGCCTTGACTAAGGACACAGCTTTTCAAGTTATGTGGAATGTCCAAAGCATCACAAGGGATACTGCTCAGGGTAGCCCTTGCAATGTAACCTTTTACAATCGCCAAGGGAATGGTATTTACACAGCTTATTGCTTTATCCCAAAGGAAATCATTAAAAACTGGGGTACCAGCGATGAAATTATTGACGCCTACATTATCGCATATTTTCACCTAATTCCTATTGTGCCGCAAGCAAAAAAACGATAGTGTATAATGTAGGGGGAAGATGCGGTAAAAAGTTGCGCCAAGACTTCCCTGAAACAAAAAAATAATCTAAATTTGTATACAAGCAAACAAAAAACAAAAGTAAAAAAATGAAAAAAGTACTCTTCGCTATCGCAGCCATCACACTTGTATCTTTCACAGTAGAAAAGTTCGTAGTTATTAAGTTCAAGGAAGATCAGGTAAATTATCATTGGCAAAATTTGAACGCAATTAAGCAGGTGGTAAATCAAAGCGCACTTCCTCATAACCAAGCTGTTTTCTGTCTTCAGGCCATTGATAGTCTGCAAAAAGATATTCAATCTAGCGCAAGTATTGACTCCACTCTTAAAAAATAAAACCAATGTCGCAGACAATGGAACATAATAACACCAACCACATTAATTTCCTGATATCAGCAGCCTCGTCAACAATACTCTGGATTGGTAGCCAAGAAATAGATATCGTTTTTAGATTTGCCGGTAGTATCATTTCCATTGTCACAGGACTTTTAGCCATCAGGGGTTATTTACGAGAAGAGAAAAAACATAAAAATCGGTAACTCATCTTTCGGGAAACTGAAATCTACGAGACCATTTTAACAAAAAATGAAACGTGGCTTACGTCTACAGACATATTAGGCTCGACAAAAATGAGCCTTTTTATATTGGTGTAGGGGAAGATAATACAAAGAATATTGGCAAGTATGATAGGGCTTACGACACTCATTGTCGAAACAAACACTGGAAAGGTATATACGCTAAAACTTGCATAGAAGTAGAAATTTTAGTAGATGATTTGCCCTATGAAAAAGCCTATGAAAAAGAAATAGAATTTATAAAATTATACGGAAGAACAGATTTAGGGACTGGTATTCTTTGTAATAAAACTAATGGTGGGCCGGGTGTATTTAAACCTATTTATTCAGAAAAAACATTAAAAAAGAAAAGGGATAATAGTAAGCACAAAATGATTAAAGTTGTGCAAAAGGATTTTGATGGGAATATTATAAATATTTGGGATTGTATTGCTGATGCTACAAAAGGGGTGGGTGGTAAATCTGATGGAGGCATCAAAAGCGCTTTGGATGGGAATAGTTTACACGCTTATAATTTTAAATGGGAATATTTTAATCAAGAAAGGCAAAGCCTTGTTGTAAATTCTTTTAATGATAAGCCAAGAATCGTTCAAATGAATTTAAATGGAGAAGTTGTCAAGATATGGGATTGGCTTGAAAAAGTAAAAAGAGAGGGTTTTAACCATTCAAACATTTCATCTTGTTGCAGAGGCAGATACGCTAAATCAAATGGTTATAAATGGGAGTATTTTGATAAAGACAAAAAATATATTTTTTCCGAAGATAAGCACTGGAGAAAAATACCAAGAAAAAATAAAGAAGTAAAACCTAAAATAGAAAACAATCACAAAATAGTTCAATTAAGCCTAACCGGAGAGATAATAAAGGTTTGGGAAAATAAAGATTTGAATAACTTTTATAGAAAAAATGGAATTATAGCCTGTTGTAGAAAAGTGATAAAAAAATCACAGGGCTATGTTTGGAGATTTGAAGACGAATCAATTCCGTATATCCCAGTAAAAAGGAATGTAAAAAAAGATAGACGTTTTAAAATGCCAAATTCAAAACCTGTTTTACGGATAGATAGGGACACGGGAGAATTAGTAAATGAATGGGCATATCAAGCCGAGGCTGCAAGGTCGACCGGGATTAACCATAAAGAAATATCTGATTATATTTTTGGAAAACGAAAAGATAAAAAGTATATTTGGAAATATAAAATTTAAAAAAATGCAAAATTCACCATTTGGGAAATTAAATCTACGTGATCTGATTAATGGATTAGTCGTTGCGTTTTTGACCACTGGATTAACAAATTTAATTCAGGTGCTCGATAGCGGCAAGCTTCCTACACTTGCAGAAGTAAAAGCAGGTGCGCTTGCGGGTGTAGTAGCTTCCCTCGCGTACTTACTTAAAAATTTAGCTACAAACTCCCAAGGACAAATAGCGAAGGTAGAGGGTGCTGGGGAAGATGCGGCATAAACAAAACTTTTATGCGTTATATTGTTTTGCTGTCGCTACTGGCGATAGCTTGTAATTCACAAAAGCAGTTGCAAAAGGCAAAGAACCGCCTCAGCGATAATCCGCTTGAGGCGGCTCGTTTTTGTAGCACCCTGTTCCCGGCCAAAGACTCGGTAGTATATCGTGATACTATCAAGTTAGATACAATGTATGTGGGGCTTTTGCAGGTGGATACGTTGCGGAGGGAAGATACGGTAGTCATTACCAAGACTTCCCCCAGCAAGATAATCACCCAAACCAAGATACAATATAAGGAGGTAGTAAAGACAGACCCCGCCAAGATAGAAGAGCAACGACAACTATATTTATCTTGCGAGGCAAGATATCAAAGGCTATACCTTAAATGGGAGCAGTCCGAAAAACAGAAAAAGGATTGGAGATCTAGGTTTTGGTGGGTCTTGTTTGTGGCTATCGGCGCTGTTATCGGGTACTTCACTAAGCAACCCTTCTGGGCGGCCCTTGCTAAACAACTCGGCAAAAAATTAAGCAATGACAAAGGCTGATATCGCCAGAAAGTACCGCAATGAGTACGGTATGGAAATGCCCACGCTGAAGCTAGCGCGGATTATGTACAAACACGAAAACCTTAGCTTCAAGGATGTGGAGGACGCCAGAGACGTTTTAAGGGGCATAGAAGGCAAGAAAAAGCAATCAAAGTATAAAGAGACCCATAAGTTCCCTGAACGCTCTAAAAACCCCTATAATCTGCCTGAGAGCTATCAGGAAAAGCGGGAGCCGCTACGACTTCCCAAGGCCTGCAATAACATACTTCTAATATCCGACCTACACATACCCTACCACGATATAGAAGCTATCACCATAGCTTTGGAATACGGGGTGGAGCATAAGGTAAACACTATTGTTATTTTGGGTGATCTCATAGATTTTGCCCGCATCAGTAGGTTTGAGACCGATTTTGGCAAGCGAAGTGTTAAGCAAGAATTTGATACCACTAAGCAGTTTCTCCGCGTTCTAAGGCAGGTCTTCCCCACGCAAGAAATATATTGGCTAAAGGGTAATCACGATATTCGTCTAGAGAAGTATTTAGCCCAAAAGGCACACGAAATTTGGGATGACCCGTACTTTCACTTGGAAGAAAGATTGCGCCTTAATGAGGAAAGAATACACCTTGTAGACGACAAGGTGCTTATGCAGGCGGGAAAGCTTAATATGACTCACGGGCACCACATTTTTAAGGGCGTCTTCGCCCCCGTTTCGCCAGCTCGCGGAGCTTGGATGCGGGCAAAAGAGAATGTTATTGTAGGCCACCTACACAGACCAAGTTTTCACCCCGAGGTGAATATCAATGGAAAGGTTACTGCCGGGTTTAGTTTAGGGTGCCTCTGCGAACGCTTCCCGAACTATAGTCCGTTGATTTCCAATTCACAGCACGGATTTGCCCACGTCCTAGTAGAACCAAATGGTGATTTTACCGTAAAGAATTATTCGATAATAAATGGTAAATTGCACTAAATGGAAGAGATTATCTTTGACGATATGCCTCTCGGGTTTTCCCCCTACGAAGATATTGCAGCTTGCTCTATGGCAATGGACTGCATACAAGATATGGATGGGGTGCTGATGTCTCGGGAAGATGCGGCAATGATAGAGGAAATCAAGGGGATGGTTCTAAAGATAATTCACACAGGCATCAAAGAAATATACGACGCTAACTTTTATGGCGAGGACGAGTAAAAAAAAACCTATTACGGTTAAGTTTGGCAAGCTCGGCAAGCATAAGGCTGATGGGTTGGCGTATGTTGAAAACAGAAAGATAATAATTGATATGCGGCTGACCGGGGTAGAACTTCTGGAGACTATCTTGCACGAAGTAGCCCACGTCCAACAGCCAGATTTGTCGGAAGAGGCTATACTAGAGTACTCAAAAGAGACGGCGGATATCCTATGGAAGATTGGCTATCATTTAACCGATAGTCGAAGCGAAAAGTAGGACTTCCCCCGACACATAAACAAACAAAAAATGATAGTAGAACTAAATGCCAATGAGGTATTAGTGGCCACCTACATTGGATCAAGAAGAAACGCAGAGGCCTGCTTTAAGAAAAGAAAAGTACGTTTTCCAGAAAAGGTTATAGGTGAACTTTGGGGCTTTCACATTGAGGCAGCCCACGCAGAATTAGCGGTCTGCAAATACTTAGGTATTTATTGGGGCTTTGGGGTGAATACCTTTCATACCGAAGATATTGTTAACAGCAACCTTGAAATAAGATGGTCGTCTGGGGAAGATATGAAGGTCAGGCCAGACGATGAAGGTATAGTCGTTTCCGTCAGGGGTAAGTGCCCTACCTACGAAATTAGGGGCTGGATGCGCGCCGCCGATGCTAAGCAAGAGAAATGGAAGTACAATCGGGAACCCGTCTGTTACTTTGTACCTCACTCTCAGTTACACCCCATCGAAGAGTTGAAGGCGCAGATTATCTCTTGATAAACTTGTAGATATCCATACCCAAGAAGGCGCAGATTACCGATGCGTAAACCATTAGGCAGATCGGCAGTAGTACAAAGACAATGATCGCACCTTCTCCGACCCATAAAAGGGGTTTAATTAAGTGTTTCATCCGATTATGATTTTTAACCAATTAGCGTTTTCTTGTCGTAATTTATCGAATTTTTCCCGATTTTGCTTACGGCAGGGCTTACAACTTTTGGGGTTGTAGTGCTTGCATTTATATTCGGAAGCGGGTTTTAGCTGCCCGCATTTCTTACAGCGTATCATTTTTTCCATAGTCAATAGATTAAAAAAGCTCCCGTATAGAAATACGGGAGCGACCCTAAAAATGAAAACTAGACCAACGAATTATTGTATAAATTAAACTTTTGTAAGCGGTCAGCTATCCCGTTGAGGCCTCCGTTTACCTTGCGGGTTACGGCTTTTACCACGTCTTCCCCCGCACCTTTGTCGCATATATCCCATATCTTATTTACTTCAAAGAACCAGACAGCACTATCCATTGGGTACTTATTAGCCACTAAGGTCGGGTCGGCTACACAATCTTGTCCGATAAAGGCGGAGAAAGCTTTGTAATTGTCCTTCCCGGTCAGTTGCAAATAACCCCTTCCCCGGAACTTAAACCCGTCTCCAGAGGCCTCGTCTCCATTACCCATTCGGTTAGCATATACCCTACTTCCTATCTGCTGAGGTTTGCGGGCATACCGATCTGCTATTGCCCTATCCTTAAAATACTTCGGGAAGGTCTTTAGAAGCCCGTCAGACGAGTAATTCAGGTTTTCCACTACTGCGGTAAAGTTTCCGCTTTCGTGGGCTATTTGGGCAAGAAAATGGGCAAGGCGAAGCGGGTCGGTAATTTTATACTTGCCAACTATTTGCAGCATAAATTTGAAGGCTGCTGGGGGAAGATACGGCGATAGCTTATTTGCGTCCATTGACAGCTAAATTAACGATAATAGACAAAATTGCACAATTAAATAATAGTATAAAAATAAATTTAAGTAAGGTCATAACAAGTTTATTGTCGCGGTCTGCCATATCTTCCCTCGCCACCCTAATCGCCTCCAAGGTCTCGTTCATACTTTTCTTTTAGGGAGTTAAGCCATTGATCCATTTCAGCAAAGGGAATAGTCGCCCAGTTGCTAATGATTTCGTTTATCAATTTGTCTATCATAGTAAATAAGTTCTTCTTTTGTCTGGGTTTTCTGGGCAAGCGTAAAAGTGAGCGGGTTTGTAAACGGGGTACTTCTTGTCAAATTCCTTGGCCGTGTACCTTTTGCCATTTACAAATGTGTATAGCGTATCTTCCCGCCCACAATACGACCAAACCCTATTATCCCTAAATGCTTTTTCTTTTAGGTGTCTGCTTACCGGCATAGGACTTTCATTAGTCTTTCTGCGCACATAGTTTTTACCTACTTTCATAGATAGTGGTTCTTTTGTCTTGGTTTCCGCTTTCTAATAGGGTAACAAGTTCCATTACCTTTGCCAATACTTTTTCTCTATCTTCGTCTTTATAGTTACTGGTGCTGATAAAATCTCCCATTGTAACTACAAAGTAATTATTGCCCGTTACCTGCCTTACTTCCTCCACCTTTACCTTTGGGGTGTTTATGGCACTATTGATAATTTGGTCTGCCGTTACTTGTCTTTTTGCTTTTCCAATAAAGGTGTTAGCAAAGGCTATGGCGGCGGTAAAAATAAAGTTGCCGACAAAGTGTTGCGTTTCATCGTAGGTTATCTCCACTACAATATCCCCGTTATCCATTAAGTAGTCCTTCTTGGCGTGGTAGTTTACATTGTTTCTGGCAAATTCGTTTATTACATACTCTGCCATTTCGTTTGTTAAATACATTTTTGCGTTTATCATAAAAGTTTTTTTTAAGTTAGTAATGCCATAAGTTCCCCTAACATAAAGAGCCAATAAAGAATTATTACAATGAATGTCAGGGAAAATACGGCTATCCGTTTAATCTTTGGGGTGCTTCCGTCCATACGATACCCCCGTGTTAAAGGCGACAGCAATAAGATCATCAGCGTTTTCTGGGTCTTCTCTTTCAAAGTTTACCTGAATGGTTGCCCAGTTGTCGGTTTCTTCGATGATACTTGCATCGTGTCCCCACATTTTTAATTCTTGCAAAAGATAGTGGGCGCGGTCTTTTGTAAGTTGAATAAGAGTTTCCATTTTGTTTTGTTTTTAGAATTTGTATAAAGCGTTTTCGCGTCTGCATTTTAGTTGCCACTCCGAATTGTTCTTTTCTTGAAAGCCATACGTTAGCTTGGCATCTTTCTTTTTTAGGACTACTCCCTCATAAAGAGGGGTTTTTATTAAGTCCTCATACAGAAAGTCGAAGCCAGCCACATAGGTCGGGGACTTGTATATCCCCTCAATGGAGGTCGCACACATATAGTCGTAGCTTTCCAGCTTGTTCTCGTTTACCCGCATACCCAGACAAGGGTAGCGCACATCAACTAAGGTCATTCTTTCGGCAAAGGTTTTGCCTACCAGATATTCCCCCGCATAAACAAGACAATCCCAGATAACAAACTTATCTCTTTCTATACCCCCTTGCTCTCCTTTCTGGCCTTTGTTCAGATATTCCCCCGCATACACATACCACTTCCCGTCTGGCGACAAAGATTTGAAGGGTATAAAGGGCGAGTATTTGGCTAAGGGTTGTTTGTGCCGGTTATAGACGTGCAACTGCTCTCCGTTAGTAAATACCACGCAAGCCGATCCATTGTACTTTATTTGCGCTTGATACTCCCCCGTTTCATACCTTTCAAGGTCTTTGGGCGGTATCTTAAACTGCGGTCGTGGCGGGTATATGTACTTAAATTCATCATACATCATTTTCAAAGTTATTTATGTGTTTGAAAATAAGGTCTTGCATTGATGGGGTTAGTTTATCCGTAATATCAATACTGCCATCGGCAATGAATATCTCTACCTTTTTTAATACATAGTGCATACCAGAAAGGTTATGCGCCCCGTGTCCTTCCTCAATTTGGGTAAGGTTTTCCTTTTCGTAGGTTATACAAGCGGGAAAATCGGTATCTAATTCTACTATCCAAGCCATAAAATTATTTTTTAAGTTGTGTAATGGGGTTGATAAGTTCAAATACTTGTTCGCTGTTTGCAAACTGCAATAAGCGGTCAATACTGCCTTTGTTTACCACATAGGTCTTTTCTCCGCTTATTAGGTTGCCTTTATCTTCTTCTTCAATGTCTGGGGAAGATGCGATAAGGTCGGATATTACTGCCCCGTATTTCTCTACCAATTCGGTGTTGAATTTGTATACCACATTTTCCCCTAACACTCCTTCATACTCTCTTAATAGTTCTGCTTTCTCTTCATCAACAGAGGTGTACTTATCCATAACAATAAACAGACAAGTTGCCCCCGTTTCATCTTTTAGCTTAAAACTTTCGGGGGTACTCTTTTGCTTTCTGTACTCTTGTAAAAAGATTTCCTTTCCGGTTGTCTTGATATCCCCCTCAATCATTTTAAGTTCCCCCGTTAGTGCCTCAATCTGTTGTTTTAGGTCAGAGTAGCGGCTGATTTTGTCGATCAGTTGTGGGGCGGGTAAAATCTTTTTGTCTGCCTTTTTAGGCGTTACACTCTTGGTGGTTGTCTTGGCGAAAAGGTTTGTTGTTTGCATTGTTTTTTGTTTTTAGGTTTATTAAATAGCGAGAAAGTCATTCCACGCTTGGTTTTTACGTTTTTGCTCTAACTTGCTTTCAAGTTGTTTAATCTTGTTAATTAGCGGGTAATACTGCTTTACATTGCAAGTTTTTAATCTGATTTTTAAGGCCACTATTTGCCGCTCTATCTTGGCATAGTCAAGTTGTGCGGGGTTATCTCGTAAGGTGTTAATGTGCATGTACCAGTCGTTTATATGTTTGTTTGCGTAATTGTTCCATTCTGCGGGGGAACTTGCGGTGTTGGGTGGGTAGGTTGTTTTCATATTACTTGAATTTTATGTTCAGCAATCCAATTTGCTACTAATTCGTTGGCAAGATCATAGCCATTGCGCGCCATATCTTCCCCAGACAATAACAAAAACTGTACTTTGTAGGCAAGGTCAATCATTTCATCTTCTCTAATGTTACTCATTGTATAAATTTATATTGTATAAAAAAATTGCGCCATATAAAACCGAGTAAAGGAGAAAAGTCAAGCGCGGTATCTTTTTCATTACAGCAAGGTAGGTGTATTTTTGCTAATTATCAACTAAAGGTTTGTTAAAATTACCACGATGCCTGATAATAAAAGTCGCCCTCCGCATCTTCTTTTAACAGATTATCAATGACTTGTATCGTTCTTTCTACTTCACTTTTGTAATATTTATCTATCTGTATGCTACCAAAAAAACATCCAGAGATAGGGGGTAAAATATCCTTTATTTCATCTTCACAATCGTACACATCAATTTCAGCAAAGGTGTCTCCGTTACTATCCCACCCCGTTTGTATGGTTGCTTTTTTCATACCGGCTCGATCCAATTCTTTTTTTGCCCTTTTTAGGGTGTCCAAAAGTTCAATCATTGTATCGTTGCTGATATAAATCTCCTGACATTCATCAATTCCCTCTGCACAATTATCAACTATCCAATTATGTAAGGCGTTAAACTTGCGCCATACGGCTACTTGCTCTACTATATAGGCAATTCGGTCGGGTTTTATATCTTCCCGCACATTATCACCCAATTTTACGCTGATGGTGTGCCTTTGTTCTGGTGTTTGGTGTTCCCAATTTTGCACATAGGTTTTTTTGTAGAGGTGCATATCAAGTCCCATAATTTTAGGTGTTCAGTAAACGCTGTCCCCCGTTTTGTTTTTAGGGTTTACAAAAGTCCGTTATCCAGAAACGAATAATAGCCATTCTGGGGAGTTAAAATAATGTGGTCAATGATATTGGTATCAATTAAGGCCAATGCTTGTTTTAATTTAGCGGTTATCTGCTTATCACTATCGGAGGCGGTAAGGTTGCCCGAAGGGTGGTTATGCGCTACAATTACCCCGCACGCTAAACTATCAACTGCATATTTCAATACAATGCGGGGATCTACAATAGTTCCCGTAATTCCTCCCTGACTTATCTTCGCGTAACCTGTTGTAATATTTGCCCTATTTAATAGCAATATAAAAAAGCTCTCATAAATTTCAATATCATCGGAGTAAAATTGCTTTATCACATCATAGGCTATCTGGCTACTCGTTATTTTTGTCTGGGGAAAATCTGCTACTGCGCTTTTTATGGCGGCAATTCTGTACTGCTTAATCGTTGGCGGTGTCTTTGCTTTCTTTACGTTTTTCATTGTTTAGGGTTTATTTTTGGGGTTTTGTAAAGGAAAGGGAACGCGGTACTAAAAACCCCTTTAACTTCCCGCGCCCCTTTCAGTATTATTGCTCAAAGTATAGCATCTCAACACATTCAGCGTGTTCGAACATACCTTGATCTTGGAAGGTGCTGTAAGCCCCGTCCGCGTCGCTGAACTCAACTATCATTTTTACTTCTCTTACTACATCAATACCGAAGCAATCAATAGCTTCCCGCAATTTTGTTTTTTCTTGTGTCATTGTGTTTTGTTTTAAGGGTTAAAATTATATTGTAAAGCTATTCAATTATCAACTGCCTATCCAAAAATAGGGTGTTAAAATGTTGTTAATGTGTGGCGGCTCTTCCCTTTACATTCTTATTACATTTTTAGGGGTGTGCTGCTTTACCTTTTGAAAATAGCATCCGCCCGGTCCGGGAGTAGTGTACCGGCTACAACTGCATAAAAATAGGGCGCAAATCAAAATCAATAAGAGGGTTTTCATTTGTTTGTTTTATGGAGTTAAAAATTGGCGGGGTGTCGTATCTTCCCTTCGCCTTATTGTTACCAAATTATGCAACTATGTTTGAGGCCGCCTAAATAAACCCCGTCTAATTTATACCAGCAATTCACAACACTTTTGGGGCATTGAATTTCGAGCATCAGCGTACCTGTACTAAATGAATGAAAATAATTGTGTAATCTCGCCAAATCGGTTTCGTCAATTTCTTGCATCGGCTCGAACTCATTATATCCTCTATTCTTTATTTTTATGTCCGTGTTGCTTGTTACTTCTACTATCGGCATGCCGTACCCGTTTACTCGGTCGGTCAATTTCTTAATTTTCAATTTTGCGGTTTTCATTTTTTAGGGGTTTATGGGGTTAAAAATTGGCGGGGGTGTGTCGTATCTTCCCCCGCCTTATTGTTATTGCTCCGTATATTCGTACACGTCAAAGGTCTTTCCCGTTGCTACTCTCTTAAATTCTCCGCCTATGGCCTTTGCTATGCTATAATAGCAATCAGTACCAATGCCGCCCGAATAATGCCGATATTGGCCTAAATTTATCCCGTAAGGTAGTCCGTTATCGTTTTTGAAACCTTCAACGGGTTTGAGTTCTCCATAAAGTTTATATCTCAAAAAATTGTTGAAAATATCAGCAATGACGGTGCTTTCTTTATCGTAGCCGCAACCACTACACTTTGCCGAGCCATAAGAAAAAGAGCCGTCTTGGTGCTGTATCGTGGCCTCCGCCTGTGGGTTACTGCCCCACGTGCGCGACTTTTTCCATTCAATGCTGATCGTAATGCGTTTAACGGGTTTTTGGTTTTTTTGTCTTTCAATCCTTGCCAATTCGTTGGCCGCTTTTTTGGCCTCTTGTCTTGCTTTTTTGTTGGCTTGTTTTTGTTCGGGTGTTAAGCGTGTGCGCTTGTTTGTTTGTGTTTCCATTGTTTGGGGTTTTTATTGTGTTGGGGGAAAATGTGCGGGGGTGTTGCCCCCGCGTTATGAATTTACTTTTTTAGGTGCAAATAAGCGTTGTTTCTTAATTCAACTAATCTAGGGAGTAAGTCGGTAGAAACGTGCGCGAAATCGTTTTCAAATCCTTGAAATTTTGGCGAAGTGTAGTAAATTAATAGCTCTGCAATTTTGTATTGCAAATCTTTTATGAGTTCTTCGCGCTCTTTGTTTTCTTCTTGTAATTGCTTAATGTAGTTCATTTTTTGGGGTTTTGTTTCCACAAAGATAAACGCACTATTGTTAAAATGGTGTTAACGATTGTTAAAATGTTGTTAATTATCAACCATAAGAGTTTTCTCTTATGGGTGTCGTATCTTCCCCCCGCACCAAGAAAACAAAAGAAGAAGAATAAGAATAAGAGAGAGAGAACAGACAGAAGATAAGATGCCACAACCCCGCGACCTCTGGCACATCTTCCCGCCACCCCCTCGCCCCCTCTATGGATAAGGCAAAGCTATTGCCGCCCCTCTGTCGCATCTTCCCGCAACACACAGGCCAGACAAGAGGCAAAAGACCAATCCCCCGCCACCCGCCACCGCAAACGATCAACACATCAACAAGGCAAAAACAAAAAAAAAGACCCCACCCGCTTGTAAAAACCCGCAACCCCACGCAACCGACACCCGCGCATCGCGCGGGTGTCCCCTACAAGAGCGTGCCCGCAGCAAAAACCCCCACCATAGAAATAGCGGGGGCTAAACAAACAAACAATGAAAACGCAGTCGTAAAGGTACCTAAATTAGATGTGGATTAGTTCCCAAACTTTTTTCATAAAAAATTTGGAAGTGGTATTTAACAATGTTATATTTGCCATACATAAGCAAGCAATAGGTACCCGCCTGTATTTCTATACTGGGCGGCTTTTTTTTCGCAAACAAACAAACAATTATATGACGCAAACACTTCTTCAGTTACTAAAGGATGCCGAAATAATCTTTGCTCGACTGGGCGAATTTGAGGCATCTCCCGAATCTCTTCCCGAGGTCCTTGAGTTGATAGACCACTACGAGCCCCCTGCCTCTTGGATACTAGAACTTCCCTCCCAGATTAGAGAAGGCACCTACAAGACCATACCGATAGATGTTATGGAGGCCTCTGTAAGGCGCATATTTGGCTATAAAAGCGGTATCGCCGACATCTCAGCCCAGAACCCTATTCAGGATAAATCAGGCAAATTTTCGAGCCTTGTGGTCGTGGGGTACAATCTGGAAGGCGACTTTGGCCGACACTACATTAAGGGTGTGGCTACCGTGACTTCCCCGAACATACAAGGACTGGAATTAGCAGTACCAAAGGCATCCTCAATGGCTGTAAAGAACGCCATTAAGCAGCTAGGGGGCTTATTCGGTAAATACCTTAACCGAGAAGAAGAGGAAAACATCGTGGTCGTGGAGCAGGTCAGCGTACAAGAAAAGATAGAATCGCTGCCCGACGAAATCAGAAAGGTGCAAACACTAGAGGATCTAAAAACGTTCCACAAGCTCGTTTATAGCAAAAGTATCAGCCACGAAGTGCAAGCCGTTTATGAGCAAAGGTTCAGAGAACTTAAAGGTAAATAATTGTAAACCAACATATTACAACTACGAAAACTATCGTACAATGAATTGGAATGAGACTAAAATCAGATGCTCTTGCCTCGGTAAAATTATGACGCCCGGCAAGGGAACGGTGTTAACGGAGAAGCAAAGCGAAGAGCTGGAGCGACTAGCAGGACTTCCCCGAACAGAAAAACAAGAAGCCACCTATCAGAGACTACTAGAGAAGAAGAACGCTCCCCCAGAACTATCGGATACAGCCAAGTCTTATCTTAGAGAGGTTTACCTCTTCAATAAATACGGCAAAGAAACCGCCGGTGGATCAGAGAGAAGCAAGTACACCATCAAGGGCGTATCGGTAGAGGGTGATAGCATCAAGCTTCTAATGCGTCTGGACGGCCAGAGATACCTTAAAAACGAGGATTTCTTTACTAACGACTTCATTATGGGCACTCCCGACATTGTAGTCCGTGACGAGGATGGGAATCCAACCAAAATCATCGACATCAAATCATCGTGGGACGGAGCAAGCCTACTAGCCAACCTCGGACAGCCCCTCAACTCTAATTACTTCTACCAAGTGCAGGGTTATATGGCCCTTACAGGGGCCACGGAGGCTGAAATAGCGTATTGCTTGGTATCGATGCCCGATGAAATCATTAACAGCGAGAAAAAACGCATTTATTACCTAATGAACCCCGCAACAGAGGACAATGCGGACTATAAAAAGGCAATAGAGCGCCTCGAAAACAATATGACGTTCGGTGATATCCCCGAAACTGAACGTATAATCAAGTTTAAGGTACCAAGAGACGAGCAAATAATCCAAAACATCTACGAAAAGGTGCAGCAATGTCGCGTATGGTTATCTGAATTTGAGGAAATGCACACCAAAATCAACAAAATTTGAGTTATTTGCACAGGAAAGGGTGCAAAATTGTATCTTTTCCTTACATTTAAGGCACAACTTCCCCCTACAAAATGCCCAAAAAGGTAGTATTAAACATCACACCACAGACACACGTTAGAGCTACGCAAAACGATAGTATTTTTTTCCGTATCCCTAGAGAAAAGCTACGCCCAGCCGGGCTTAAAAGGCTTCTTCGATTAGAAAGGTATAACCAATACAAAATAGACCTGCTTGCCGAAGCTAAGATGAAACACTTCGAGCTACCACCATCAGGACTTTCCGTAACATTCTACATACCCGTCCCCCAGAGCTGGTCGCAGAAAAAAAAGACCGCCCATCACGGATTACTTCATCAGTCAAAGCCCGATATTGACAACCTGACCAAAGCTTTCTTAGATTCACTCGTAGCGGAGGATAAGTTCATTGCCAATATCACTCTTACTAAGAGATGGGTGGATTTCCCCGAAGGATGGATCGAGTGCAATTACGCAGAAGTCGAAATGAAAGAGAAACTCGAGAACGTTCCGCTCAAGTAAGTTTTTGCAAAAAGTAGTGATTTGTAATTCCTTTCGCAAAGTTTTACTCTACTTAACATAATGTAAATTATAGGAATTTGCCTTTGACGCAAGCTGCGCGACTACGAAAGTTTTCGTAATACCTATGCTGCGCAAGGGGATAAATCGCCG